AGATTTAGATCCACCCTGTGGTGGAGCCATCTGTATTCCACCAGAAGTAATTCCACCCTGAGCTGTTAATTGATCTTGGAATCGTCTGTTAGCAGCAAAATCTTCATAAGGCATTTCACCCGGAAGTACAACTCTTCCCAGAAAACCTTCTGCTCTTTGTCGTCTTGCACTTTCAACAGCAGCTTGGTACTCTGCTCTGTAATCTTTTTCTACAAGACCACCTTCAGCATAGCCTTTTACATAGCCACCCATCATCATCTCTTTAGCTTTTTCAGAGTACACATCCATCATCTCTTGTTTGTCAGGATTATCACTTAGGAATTTATTAAACTCCTTCATGTCTCCTGAGTATCCCATAGTCTTAGCCATGCGGTTTAATGCGTCTGGTTTAAATCCCTGAAATTGTAACATTCTTTTATCCTTAATCCTTTGACGCTATACGTTCTACTGACATACGTATTGCTTTGATGTTCTCATCTATTCGTGCAAGAGCTACTGCTTGTCCTTGGACTGCAAGCTCTAGCTTCTCTGTTCGTATTTCTATTCTTACTATACTGTTAGCGTTAGCTTCTATATTAGATTGCATCTGTGATACAGTCCACACTATGGCGGCTGCTTGTATTACGAGTGCTAGTATAAGTGATACGGGTACGGACTTACTTAGATGCCAACTGTTCTTTTCCATACTAATCTGCTGCAGCTATGGTGTTGCCGTCTGCAACCCATTCAAGGATAGCTTGGTAGTGTCTGTTGTTTGTGTCCATTGGTATTGACATCATGACTCCTCCAATATCTGCGTGTACTGCATCGTTATTACCATCAAAATCTATCATATACCTTGCTGAATTAATTATCATAATAATCTCCTATAGTTCTATGTCAGCAGTAAAATTGTATCCGTACTGTATGGAGTTGGCTGTCAAAGCATCAGTACCTGTAAATGATCCAATTCCATATTTAGTCCACCATACTTGACCGGGAGTATAACCAAGCACTGTATTATTACCAACATTTATTATTGAATTAGAAGTTCCTTCACGATCATAAATTACTACAGTAGGTGTAGCTCTCATTGTTACAGGGAAATCAACACCTGCTACTAAATTTGGACCAGCAGTAGCATGACCAATAGTTGCACCGGGATAACTAAGCCTTTCTTTTTTATAATAATACCTCTGACACAAAGCCAACTCTTCCCCATATGAACGATGCTCAAAGTTTGTAGCTTGTGAGCCAATCTCCATCTGTACTCCAGTTATGAAGAAGTTGTTGTCAGTGCTGCTGAAAAAGCTGTCTATACCTGCGGCACGGTTGGCTGCTGTTTGACTAGCCCATGTTGTTTCTACTGTACCACCTGCGTAGGTTGCCCCTGCGTGTATCCAAAAGTTTAATTGAAATGCATTTGTATTATCATCGTTTAATGCACCTGTTGTATCTGCTGGGAATGTAAGTTCATGCCGTACCCAACCTGTTGTAGTGTCAAACAATTTAGTTATTTGTCTACTGTTATCCCCATCAAAAAGTTCAACTCCAAAAGTAAACGCAGCATTAGCTTTAACATAAAAACTAACTGTTATTAATTCTGCGTCTGATGTACCTTTTTTAATTTGTTGTAGGTCTTGTCCTTCAAATCTTTGGGTAAGTATAAAAAGTTCTCCAGCAGCAATAGATGTATCTGCTGTAGTACAATCTAACTTTAAACAGTTAGCAAACCCACTAGGACCATCAGCAGTTTGTGTCATAGTAAATCTACCTGCTGTAGATAAACCAGTTCTCCACCTATCCAAAGTAAAATACCCAGAAGCTGCACCTAGTCCTGTCTCTGACACACTTCTCTGTGCTATCTGCATTGCCCCATTGGTCACGAGGTTCTTCCTGCCTGACGGTTGGTTCGTTAGTGTCTCACCTGCCTTGGCTAACTCTGCTGCTTTACTCATTTACTTTGCCTCCAATGCTGCTAGACGAGACTCAAGAGCATCGTTCTTTTCTGATAGTTCTTGTAGTGCTTTTACTAGCATAGGTATTAATGCCGCTGGTGCTAATGTCTGTAATCCGTCAGTCTCATTAGCCGCCCACAAACCGTGTCCATTACCTAAGTCTGAATGAGAATCAATAACAGCTTTAATTTCTTGAGCCACAAAGCCGTGATGTACTTTATCGCTGTCATTAAACTTTTCTGTAGAACCTTCTACATATCCAAGAAGAGTGTCTGGTATACTACCTTTGGTTTTCCATTCATACGTTACAGGACGCAGGTCATTAACAAATGATAGACCAACGGTAGACGTTGTAACATTTTCTTTTAAACGAGAGTCTGAAGTACCACCCCAACTGGAACTACCGTGTTGAAGGTATGATTTAGTTGCATCGTGTCCTACTGTTGTGTAGCCTGACCCGTATCCAACAACGGCTTTACCTATAGTGTTGCTGTTAGTAGCGTCTACTCCGACAGCTTCTGCTCCAGACCCTATAATAACATTTGAAGCACCTGATGTCAGTGCATCACCAGCCTCTGTGCCAATAATGACATTGTTTGTGCCTCCACTAACAGCCAATCCTGCCTTTGAACCCATGGCAGTGTTGTTGCCTGCTATCGCAGCAGTCAAACAATTATATCCGACAGCAACATTGTCGCCAGTATCAGTTATTGCATCTAAGGCATAAGCACCGACTGCTACATTATTAGCTGCTGCTGTTATTGCAACTCCTGCTTGCGTTCCAACAGCTACGTTACTAGCACCTGTGGTGTTTGCATCTAAAGCACTTTTTCCAACTGCTGTATTGTTAGCACCAGTTGTAGTTAGTCTTAATGCATTAGCACCAACAGCCGTATTGCTACTTGCTGTGGTAGCTGTTGTTAAAGCACCGTTTCCAACAGCGGTATTTTCTTCTCCTGTAGTGTTTGCTAATAAGGCTTCATGCCCAGCCGCAGTATTTGCATGGCCATCCGTATTTGCTCCCAGACTAGCCTCACCAACTGCTGTGTTATAATAACCAGTCGTGTTAGCGTCTAAAGAATCTTTACCAAAAGCAGAATTTCTATGTCCTGTGGTATTTGCACCTAAAGCACTCCTACCAACTGCTGTGTTAGAATAACCTGTAGTGTTTGCTGTTAAAGCATGACGACCTACACCTGTGTTATTACTTCCTGTAGTGTTACCTGACATAGCTCTTTCACCAAGCGCAGTGTTACTATCACCGCCTGTGTTTACCGCTAGCGCATTACGCCCAACAGCTACAGTAAAACTACCAGTATGTGCAGCAGATAATGCCCTAGTACCAATGGCAGTATTATAACTAGATGTAGTATTTCCATCTAATGCTAATGAACCTATTGCTGTGTTTTCAATCCCAGTAGTATTTGCAACAGCGGCATTATAACCTACAAAAGTATTATCATCACCAGTAGTCAGCGCAGTACCTGCTTCATCACCCACGACAGTGTTGTAGTTACCAGCAGCCTGTATTGAATTACCTGCGTTAACACCAGCAATGTAGTTAGATGTTCCTGCTGTTGATGATGAGTATCCTGCTGCAGCTATTGTTCCGCTAAATGTACCACCATCTTTGGCACTCACAGAATCTGCTACACTAAATATGTCATGCACTAGCAACTCTAATGTGTCATCTACGGATGCACCTTGTACGAGTACAACGGATGTACCTGTTGATGCTGCATAGTCTGTGGCTGGTACTAAGAGTACACCATTCTGATATACGTCCATGTATAATGTGTCAGTGTAGGCTAATGTAATACCTGCGTCATCGTTTCCACTAAATGTTGTTTGTCCTGCAGTAGCGGTATAAATAAACCTGCTACGTACTCCAAATCCCGGTCCTCGTCCTATATATGGCATTTTATATCTTTCATTTTTATTTTACCCTATGGTTATGCTACTAGATAGCCACTAAAATGAGTTCTCAAACCAGATGCTTCTATATCCGTCTGAGCCGTTCCACCATTTTGTGAGACAGCAACGGTTGCTGTATCTGCTGCGTCCATATCTGCTAACACAGACGTAGTAAAAGTCCAATAAGGAACATCTGCATCATACCCATCAGGATCAAGTAAAAAACCATAGGTACGGTTTGAAGTTACAAGATAAACTTGGTAATTACTTGCCGCAGTGTCTATATTTAACAAGCAAACAGAAACGTTAAATTGATACTTACCACCAACTGGAGCAGTAAAAGTATTAGATGCAAAGTTACTACCTATGTCAAATACCTCTGTTCCAAAAACAACAGTAACAGCACTATCGTCTGCTGCAAAGTTTGTCTGTCCTGTACTGGGTGTGACCAAAAACGCTGGTTGAGCTGGCATAGTAAATTGCCCATCAACATTAACCATATTGCTTATGCCGCTACCTCTTACTTGTGTTAGTGCCATCTATCTATCCTTTATGCGTAAGGGCTGTCGCCTAGTACTGATGTATCCCAAGCTGCTGTAAGTTCTTTTATGCTTGAGGCTGCATCAATAGCTGATGCCTTAGTTGCATCTCGTAGTGCTTTCTTTTTAGCTACACTTGCTGCTTTAGCTTTAGAGTCATCATTCTCTAAGGCCATCATAAACGCTACATCTTCTGATGCTAGTAGAGGTGTACGAGCTTCTTTGATTTTATCTTTGAATAACTCTTTAGCAACGGAAAGATCTTCTTTCATTACGTCACCTTCAAGTGTCCACGCACCTCTGAAGTCTCTATTCTTTGGCATTGTTACTTTTGATGCATCAGCAGAGTTGCCGTCTTTATCTGAGATCATTGATTTTGTTGCTGGTTTAGCCATAATACTTTTCCTTTTTTATGCAGCTACTTTTAATTCAGGGTTTATCTTCCAAGCATTACGCCATTCCCGTGTAGGGGGAAGTTGATCCTTTTTACATATTACCATCTTAGGTTTATTGCCTGTATCCCACTCACGCCATACACTTTCAGGTATGTCTTTCTTTATGAGATACTCTATTGCTTCTTCTTCAGTCATAGGACCAATAGGTTTCATGTTGTGCAATAACTCTGGTCCTCTAGTGTGCTTCACAAAGTCAGGCTTTGCTTCGTCTTTCTTGAGTTCCCAGTATGATGATACAGGTGGTAGTATCCCACCTTGTAATGCACATGCCATCCAGTTAGGGTCAGGGTGTAGTACTTTAGCGCACTCATCCATGCTGTCCTCGTAGACTACACAGTACTCTGATCTATACATCTCTAGGTTTTCTTTAGCCCAGCTTAATCTGTTCCATAAGTGTGTGCCTTGAAACTCAGGTGTGTTTATCATGCTAAGTCTCCGTGAACTGTGGCACATAGTATATCATAATCTACAATAGTGCCTCCATCATTTGCTGTATTATTTCTAAAATGACTTGTTGTTACCAACGCATTTGAACCAAGATGTGGAAATACATTTGCTCCATTAGTAGCTGATGCTTGTGTAGCTGAATAATCATCGTTAGCCATGTTATTTGTAAATACTAAGTCTGTTCTCCCTGCTCCATCATCTGTTATACTTCCTACATTAAAACTATCTTGAATTGTTTGTGTATTAGAAATTATAGTTGCACTTAACCAACTTTTAGCCAACCCCTGAGTAACATCTGTAGTAGCTGATCCTTCACCTGTAAGTGTCAGCGTACCTGTTGTACTTGCGTCAAATATTCTTCCGTTTAATTCTAGTACGCTCATGCTAAATCTCCATGAAATGTTGTCATTACATAATCAGCATCTGCAGCCGTAGCTTCTCCATTATTACCAGTGGTATAAGACATTAACTGTCTGTACGAACCAGCGGCAATAGCAAAACCTGAACCATCATCACCAACATGAAGCACCCTAGAAGCTGGGTACAACGCATTTTGAAGTACAGCATAGTCGTCATTTGCCATGTCATTTGCAATAGTTATAGTATAATCTCCTGTACCATTATCCGTTAAACTTGTAACATTAAAACTATCACGAGCTGCTATTGTGCCTGTTCCATCTATTTGTGTCCAGCATTTACATAAACCTTGCTGTATGCTTGTCTGTGCTGAACCTTCACCTCTAATCGTCAGAGAGTTAGCTGATGCGCTCACTACAGGCGTAGAGCCTATTGTTATATTGGCTGCTGTACTTAGCCCAGTAATTGTGTTTGTTACTAATGTACTCATGCTAAGTCTCCCATAAAATGTGCGCCATTTTCTGGGCTATCAAAAAACACCCAAGCCTTCGCACTTCCATTCACAACATACTGCGTATCAAGTGACCCTGCAGTGCTGTGTTCTAGCGTATCTGCTTTTATTTTTCCATTTGCCATTACGCTAGGTCTCCAAATATTACAGCGTTCATACTTTGACAGTCATCTTGTACGCCATCATCGTGGTCAACGCTAAAAAGGCGTTGTGCGGTTGCTGTGCGTGAACCAATCATTGAATTATGGTCATTGCCATCGTCTTGTGCGACATAATCAGTTTGTTCATTACCCGCTTCTGCTAAAACAGGATATGTTGTTGTATTCATTGCGCTTGTAATGTTGTTTTGATACCGACCCACACCCAAATCTGTTAATGAACTTCCGTTGAAACTTTCAGCATATGCTATAGTTCCAGCACCATCAAATTGACACCACGCCTTCGCCAACCCCTGCTGAAGATTAGTAGTTACCGTACCACCTTCAGCTACCACAGTTACAGAGTTAGCTGCTGTGTTACCTCTTATCTGATCTGTTGCTACAAACCCAGCACCTGTAACTGCCGCTGTAGTTCCTGCTCTAGTTTGTAGTGTGTCTACTTTAATTGTACTCATTTTATAACACCGTCAATCTGCCGCCTGATGCGACTGTTAGAGTTACACCTGATGCAACTTCAAGTGGCCCTGTGCAGTTGGCGTTCTCTGTAGCTGATATACTAACGCTAGTCGTAAGAGACTGTACGTTAGTTCTAAATATACTGCCACCACTAAACGTACCTTTGTTAGCTGCAGGTGGTGTCACTGTTGCTGTGCTTAGACCCATATAGTTCACAAAGATATTAGCTGTACCACTTGAGGGTGCAGGGCTAAACGTCAATGTTGTACCGTTTGAAACTGTGTATGCTGATGTGTCCTGTATAACACCATCTACAGATACAAGTATGTCTTGGTCAGCGGTTACAGTTTGGTTTAGTGTAAAAGCTGTTGTACTGCCGTCACCATTAAACTGTTGTACTGCATTGCGTGTAACGTATCTTGAGGATGCTCCCTGACCAATATAAGGCATGTTATGTAATCTCCATTATACTCAATGTACCAGATAGTTTGTCAGCTACGCTACAATCTATGGTAATCTGATCTGTTGCTTCTAGTACAACTTTGTTACCTGCCATCAGTTCTAGTGAACTACCTACTGGTATGGGTGCATCATTTATAATAACACTTGTACCATTTGCTGTGTTGTTCGTTACTGCTCTGTTTGCTGTATCACTTACAAGTCTCACAGTAGCTGTAACTTCTGTCGTATGTATGTTAGCTAAAATTAACCCCAGAACAACCGTAGTTGTACTACTAGCTGCAGTATAAACTACATAAGGAGTTCCACTACTTGCTGGCTCTGCTGCAAAATTTATAACCTTAAACGTATTTGCCATTCTATCTTTCCTTTATTATCCTAATGCAATCGCTAAAGCAGTGGCATTATCATCTGTTAATGTTGTTAACACACTTACATCCATGCGTTTAAGTGTGCCACCATCACTTACTAGTAGTTCATCATCTGTAGCAAGACCTGAAGTTAAAGCAGTCTGTCCTGATATTGTATTGTCATTTAACATAGAGCCTTCTACTGCATTTGCAGCTATCGTTACAGCTCCTGTGTTAGCTATAGTAACATCACCACTTACAGCTACTTCTTGGTAGCTAGTGCCGTCAGCTACTAGTATTTTAGTGGATGTAACATCAGGCATAATAAGTTGACCGCCTAGAGTTACATTACCTGTCAGAGTAGATGTACCTGACACATCTAAGTTACCATTTAGATCTACTGTAGTAGCAGCAATCTGTACTTCATTATCTGATACAATGTCTAATTGTCCATCTGTAGACGACTGTAAATATATGTCTACATCCCTAAGCTGTATCTTATTACTAGTGCCTATGGTTGTTGTAGCATCTATGCTGACAGCACCGTCAATGTCTACTACGTCTAAGTTTGTTGTACCATCTACATCTATATTACCTGAGATGTCAAGAGAACCAGCTTGTAATGCACCGTCAGTGACTGATATGTTTCCTGTTGCAGATCCTGTAGCTGTTGTTGTACCTAATACAAATGTATCTGCACTTTCATCCCACATAAAGATAGCATTGTCACCTGTTGAACCACGTTCAATAACAATACCACTGTCGTTAGCATTAGATGACGCACCGTTGTTTAGTTCAATTAGGTTATCTGACACTACCATGTTAGTTGTGCTAACAGTTGTTGTATCACCACTAACAGTTAAGTCACCTGATATAGTAACATTATCTGTAAAGACTACGTCATCTGTACCAGTTGGAACACGCATAACAATAGTGTCAGCGTCATTTTTGATTGTTACGTCATTCGTTGAGCCTTGACCTGTAAGTATAAGTCCTTCTGCTGCAGTGTAACCTATTGCTGCGTTATCCCCTGCAGCCGTATCTGTTGTAGCTTCTAGTGTACCACCAGTAATTACACCTGTTGTTGTAATAGTAGAAGAACCTGTGTCTATTGTACCAAAACCAGATGTGATAGAACCTGAGTTTAATGCTCCAGTTGTAACAACATTACCACCACCAACATTGTGACTAGAGAAGTATGTAGACACAGTATCTACGTTAGTCATACGCATAGTGCCAGCGTCATTGATGAGGATACCGTCACCTGAAGCTACAGCAGTTGTACCTCTTGATGTACCACCATCAATTAAATTAATCTCTGCGGCTGTTGATGTTACGGCTGTACTACCAAGTGTTAGTTGTCCGTCAGGAACAATAAGCCCTGCTGCACCGTTCAATATTAAATCATCTGCAGAGGTATCCCAAGTCATATTAGCAGAGGCACTGTCACCATATAATATTACATCGTAGCCTTGGTCGTTAGCACCTACAGTAAATGTAGCGTCTAGCTGTACTGCACCGTCAATATCTACAGCATCAAGGTTGGTTGTGCCGTCAATGTCAACATTACCTGATATGTCTAATGAAGCTGCGGCTATCTCTCCACTAACATCTACTGCACCGTTTATATCTATGGTTGTAGCATTTATTTCAATCTCTGTGTCAGATACTAAGTCCAGTACCCCGTCTGCTGATTGATGTATATATGTACCACTATCACCAAATTGTAATTGTCTAGTACTGTTTAACAGTATGCCTGTATCATGTACGTGTGTCAGGGAGACATCTTGGTCTGCACCTAAATTTATAACGCTACTATCAGCTAAAAATAAATCACTAAACTCTAGTGATGTTGTGCCTAATGCAGCGCCATCTGATGTCCCAGGTACAAATGCGGATGTAGCAGTTATTGTTGTACCTTGTACTGTACTAGACCCAGTAATAGCTCCTGATGCAGCTAGAGTAGTTACACTTGCAGCGGCGGCAGATGCTCCACCAATGACAGCTCCGTCAACTGTACCACCATTTATGTCAGCAGTATCCGCTACGATAGCGTCTGTCGTTACTGTCCCGTCAAAGTAAGCGTCTTTAAATTCTAAAGAAGAAGTACCTAAATCTATATCGTTATCTGTTACAGGAACAATAGAACCATTATTAAAGGTAACTTGACCTGTTCCACCATTAGCAATAGTAATAACATCTGATCCACTAAAGGTAATACTTGTGTCTGTGTCTGCGTCACCTGATATACTATCTAATTGTATATTTCCAGCGTTAGTAAAGTTAGAATCACTTAAATCAAACGTTCCTGTAACATCAAGGTTTCCACCTACAGATACGTTACCCGATGTTGTTAGTGCAGCTACTTTAGTTGTACCTGCTAAGTTAACATCGGTAAATAAATCATATATAACAGCGGTAGAACCACCACCATCAGTAGCAATCATTTTTACTTCGCCAGCAAGAATTACTACATTTGCGCCAGATCCTTGGGTAAAAGTTAAAGTGTAACTTGTAGCGTTCTCAATCATCCATACTTTAGATAATGTGTTAGGAGCAAGCGTTACTGTACTAGCCTGACCACCTCCTGTACATTTCATGTAGAAAGAACGTGCCTCATCACTAGCACCATCTGCTACAGTTATAGTATGAGTAGAAGCGTTTGCTATTGCTTCTGATCCATAACTAAAAGCTTCGGCTATAAGTTCTAAATTAGTATTAGTTGTAGCGCCCCACGTACCAGACTGTTCGCCCGTACCTATCTCTTCTAGTCTGAGATCGTTTACGTATGTACTTGCCATGTGTTAACCTTCCTATGCAATACGTATAATAGCACTTGTAACGGCTGAAGTTGGAAATGTCACTGTAAATGTGCTATCACTTGATGTTTTATCTGAACCGAAGTCTAATACAGCCACAGCAGGGGTTGTGCCTCCAGTTTTATAAATAAGTGCTCCGCGTGCTGTAATAGAGGAACTTGTCCATGTTGTATCAGAAAAATCTAAATAAGCTACTGTGCTCGAAGTATCATTAGTAGGGTTAGTAGCTATAGTTAGAGTGTTACCCCCTGCAGTATAACCTGTGCCAGATGTCTCATTTGTAGTAGAGTAAGCTGTTGTCTCTGCGTTTAAAGTGGCACTAGATGTATATAACGCGATTTTGAAACTTTGAGACGTATCACTGCTAAAATCCATTTCTCCATTCAATAGAGCAACTTTAAACGATGTACACATGTAGTTTCCAGTAAAGGCCATGGTATACTCCTAAGTCACGGGGGTTCTATATTGTCCAGAACGGTACGCATCTCGTCGTAACTTACCATCCCCAAAGTTTTTTAACAACTCAAGCGACAATCCAAACATTTTGTCATAGTTAGCAATTACATCTGCTTCTGCTTTTTGAAATCTTGCTGCTTCTATCAAAGCGCCATTAAGCAGTGCAGTGCTTGCATTATCCCCAAGCCAGGAAGTACTACCGCTTACAATAGAAGTAGGGTAGTATCCGTATATATGCTCAAGTTCGTAATTAGCGTCAGGTGTAGGAGCTAATTGAATCTGTGTTTCGCTATATTGGGCATAAAACTTAGGAGCGCCATATTTTGCGCTAGCGGTAGAAGGGTATGCTTCTTTTAAAAAATTAACGTCTTTGTTTAGTAAATACGTATGCGTGCTACTACTTATAATAGATATACTATAAGTATAGAGATAATCAGTGGGTAGCGTGTAAAGTTTGTTTGTAGATACTAAAGGTCCGTCATCTACCTTACGTAACGCGGGTATATCTACCGCTAGTAATATTTTTTCTTCCGCTTGTTGTGTAAACATAGCGAGCTGGTCATCGGTAAAAGTTGTTTCACAAATGTCAGCAATATTTGTTTTAAGCGAAGCGTAATTCATATTTTAACCTATTGGCCCTTTTTTCCTATGTAGTTGTTACAGTTACGTCACCTATAGCTCCAGTTGCTTCTAAGTTATTAATAGTCAAATCATAAATATTCTTTGCATCGCCTACGGGGTCCCATCCCCACTGTATATTTCTACTGCTATCGCGCCCTGCAAAATCGGGGCGTGGATTACGTATTGCTTGTGGATCGTGTACAGGAAGTTCACCCAATTTGTTCTGTGGGTGGTCTGAACCCCAACACTCACGACACGCTTTTATATTAGTATCTTTACCTTTTTTGAATATATTGCGCAACTCTTTTAATTTATATTGAAATCCACAAATATCGCACTCTGCTATAGCTTTGTTATTTGAAGCAAACGCTCTAGCCATATTATATACTACTCATACGCGGTACAAAAATAGCGGATGTCTTCTCTCGATCCTCACTTGCAGCCCTATTAAACTCTTCTTCATACGCTGCTTTTAACATCTGTACCCTATCAACAAGTTCAGGAACTTTCATAGCTATATGGTAAGCCAGACCTGCTACAAGGCACGGTAAGAACCTAAATGTCATGTCAGAGGTCTCTACACCACTGCCTGCATCTTCTACTCTACGTATACGCCAATACGCAAATATATAGCCACTTTTATCGGGTACGGGCCACACATTGATTTTTGGAGTGGCTAATCGTTCAACCCACACTTGGATTGGTCTACCTTGTGTTAACTTGTTTGGGATAGCGGCGTAGGTACTCACGCTAATACGACTTATGGTAAGATCAGCCTGCTTTGTAGTGCTTCCACTATCGGTACGAACTACATGTTCAAGAAGGTCTACTGTATCTGCTGGAAGATCATACCGCGAAGTGCCTGATACCAGTGTCACTGTACCACTATCTATAGTCCACATATTGATGCCACGGTTCTGCCATTCAATCGTCATCAAGTTCATAGACCTACGAGCAGTTCTCAGATCATACCCAGAGCGCATCTCACGCCCAGCACGTTCCCATGCTTCTTCAGCAATCTCTGTGAAGTCCATATCAAAAGCGGTAGTTCCCGAAGTAGCCATTATCTATCCCTTAAAAAGTGTATTCATACATACTGAGTCATCTTTCTTCTACCTTCTAATATTGCGCCACATCCTCTAGCAATATCTTTTTTTCTACGAGCCAAACCACCCTTTGCAAGACGTACTTTAGCAGCTTCAGTATTTTTTACTACAGTTTTTCCTGAACTTTTCTTTTTCCGTGCTGTTGTAGCTCTCTGTGATTGACTTAAACTATTAGCTTTACTCCTTGGAAGACACCTATCTGGGTTCTTCTTGTTCTTAGAAGTGCCACATTTGCCTTTGACTTTACCATCCGTGCCAATCCTGACCCAATCTTGGTCTACCCATTTCTTTAGGTCGCCCATTACTTTTTCTTCCCCTTACTACCTTTAGCATAGTTTGGGTCTTTACAGTACTTTGACGCAGCCATATTAGCATATGCACTGGGGTACGTATCAAATGTACGCTTTGCCCAAGACTTACCTTTTGGGCAGATTTTTCCGCCAGACTTATAGTATCTACGCATCATCTTCGTCATCCTTATATAGATTGTTAAACACGCGTTCTGTGTCCCATACGTAACCTACGTCCTCTTTCGAGTTATAACTATGTTGATTTGGTTTAAAGTCTGGCGCTCCTTGGCCTGTCTCAAACCACGCAGGGTGTGTAACCCGAACTCTATTGTTGGGTAGTGCAACAATATTCCCTGTATACTCTCCCGCGTCTAATAATTCAAGTACATGACTCTGTTTATGTTGCGCAGGGTCATCTGCTACCTCATTATCCGTATAATCTACAGTAAAATAGTACTTAGCAGGGTAAAACTCTCCATCTACTTTAGCCATCCAGGGAGCTGGAGACGCTCTCTCTAACTTATAGACAGAATGATGATGTGACATACAATCCCAAGGTTGTGCCATGTACGGAGGTAGCTCTGTAGCCCACTCCTCTACAGGTACATCAGCAACGAGTGCTGTAATGGGTAATCTAGCCCACATAGCTCCACCATGAACATTCGGATCATCAGTGTCATCGGACTCACACCCAGTAAAAATAACTTGGAAACTAAGACTTCTATTTGGTATTGTTGTAACTCCAATAACCATAGCGTGTAAAAACTCCCCGTGGTAGTCTTCTAAATTCTTAGTATACTCTCTCCGAACCCACGCTTTAAAGTAGGGGATACTACTTGTTAAATATGGCATTATGCCTTCTTTTCTTTTTTTCTTTTCGCTGCAGCAATTTTCTTCCTGCGTTGTGATATTGCAGATGCTTTACTAGGTGGCCTAGATATTTGCGTCTGCATACTTGCTCGACTTATAGTCACTTTACACCATTTTACACTTTCGTACACCCTGTTTAGCAATACCTGCTCCACGAACCTTACCGCCTTTTTTCATACCTTTTTTCTTCATCATGCCGCCCATAGCATAACCTTTTTTCTTCATCATGCCGCCGCCTTTTTTCTTCATCATCTTAAAGTCGTCACCAGATATCTTACCATCTTTGTTTTTATCTAGTTTGCTCTGACCACCTTTAAGTGCGCCGCCCATAGCATAACCTTTTTTCTTCAGCTTACCACCTTTTTTGTACGCTGGATTTACATCAGGCTTTCCACCACCTGTTGTCCCACGTAAACGGCTTCTAGTGTCTTGAGCCTCCTCTGTCGCAGTAAGTCTTCTCTTCATATCTATTTTCTTGCGACTTTTGCTAGGTTTTTTTTCTTCTCTTTCTTTTTTCATCATTCCATTTAGTCTCATTTGTCTTTTCCTTCTTCACGCATTACTAGTCCGAGAATACCACACCCGATACCGATGAAAACTAATTCACCTACACCTGATACAATGCCAATACCTATTATACCTACACCGATTGCTGCGTAGCTAGAGGGTTCACTAAGTCTTCCTTTAATCCATCCAAACATTTTAGTCTCCTTTTAGCAGTTCCATTTACGTAAGCTCTTATTTATACGGCTATTTGGATCGTTTGCCGTTTTAGAGCTAGTTCTACTTTTCTTCATGCCCTTCATTCGAGCACAGAACGACTTACGTCGATTAGCGGCCTTAGAGCCTTTTTTAAGTTTGCTAGGCTTGGTAGTAACAGCGGTCTTTAATTTGCTGCCAGGGTTGGCCCGCCTGTAACTTGCCACACCTTTTTCATTAAGTCCTCCTGACTCGCTCTTACCTTCTTTACGAGTCCAAGCAGCGGTTTTTACACCACCACCAGATTTGTAATAGTTACGCATAAAAGAATGTAGCCATATCTACTACATCAATCGTATATTTAACACTCATGCCACTATCAAATAAAACACCTTCTGAGGGTATCGTTCTATCAACAACAGTATTAGCTGTGCCTATAGTTCGAGCTTTAAATAATGCAGTGCCATCTTCAGGTGCGCCATTAATAAACTCTATAGTTCCTGCTGTACCGCCTGAAACAATCGACATACCTTTAAGTCTTATTCTGTTGCTACCTTCTATGGCTTGAGCACAAAGTGATCCTGAACCTACTGTTATATTACCCGCGTACTGTGCCGAGCACTCAACGGCTGAAACGGTAAGAAATAGTTTTGCACCTGCAACTGCTTCTGCTGAACCTGTTGAAGTAATTACTTCTGTCATAGCGTCCCCAAACACGTCTGTGCCTGTAATTGTACATGTTTTTGCGTTATCACTTGTACCTGCAGTTGTTACAGTAACGTTTCTAGCCGCTCCTCCTGCAAAAGTAGTATTAGCCATAGTTGCACTCGTATTAGGTCTAGCTGCAGTGACTAAACGATCTGCGTCTGCAGCGTTCTCGTCGTTTACAGTTAAAACCTTAACGTCTGAAATACCCATATTAATCTCCTAAGTGTGAAGGTGGGGCTTTCACCCCACCCAGATTGAAACTTATATAATACCAGTAAGGTTAATTAATGAGTAGTCAGTAGTTACGTTAACAATCATAACTACACCAATTACTTGTATTACATCCCCTGCGGCTGGGCCAACAGCGCCAACAGCACCTAATGGTACTGCGTGGTTACCCACAACTAAAGTTCCTGAAGTTAATACTGTAGCTGGGCCTGAAACTGCGAACCAACCATAATGAGTAGCGGCTATATCAACAACTGTTACGCCCATTGTAGCGCCTGTAGTTGTAGCAGCTTGACCAATTAAAGCACTATTTGGATCAGCAATTAAAGTAACCCGTGAACTTGTTGTTATAGCAGTTGCTAAATCATCGTAACAAGTAATTACAATTGAAGGGTCGTCTGAATGGTCGTGAGCTGGATTAGATTCTATTCTAAGCATCTGACCTTCGCCCGCAGCGTCATTAATATACAGATACCCACCTGCATATTGGTTAAGTGTTATGTCAGTACCTGCGGTTTCAACTGATATTGCAGTTTCACCAGCAGCGACACCAGCAGTAGGTGTTAAGTCAAAGTGATGTGCTATTGAAGCAGCGTGAGTTACACATTTTCCTGCTGTAACTGCACCTGAACCCAGTC